GTTTTCCATTTGGGCATAATGCAAAAAACTGAAGATTCACAAGACTTTTTTGCCATTCTTCAAGATCTGGAAGTGTTTTAACAAACTCTTCGAATGCTTTCATATTGTTGGATTTATTCATAGAGACAGAGTTTGCATTTGTTGTTTCTTTAACTTCTTGTGAAAATCCCCACCCAGGCATATCTATTCAACGCTAAGATTAATAAGCAAATAAGAGTCCTCCACGTCCACCATACACGCGAAAGATATTAAAAGTCTCAGCAAAAACAAACACATTGTAGCGTGGAACATTGTTTGGATTGAGACTTCCGCGGAACGGCTTGAACTCAAACTGAAGTTCTACGCGTTGGATTTTGTCCAAGTTTCCTTCTCCCATGGGTATGGAAGGAGGAGTTAATCCATTCAAGACACCAAAGGGCATAGTATAATAATACCGATTGATCCATGGTGTCTTGCGTTGATTAAAGGCTGGAAGTACAGAACGAAATAGAGTAGGGGATGATGATTCATAACGGATCAACTTACCTTCATACAAAAGAGCAATGGATTGAAAGGGTTCTGAATCACGAGTGGAAAACCCTGAGACATAATCACCCACCACTTGAGTGGACAATCCACTTGCATCAGGCCACCAGGGAGCCACCGTGATCCCTAAGCCACTCAAGTCGCGTGTCGCCAAGAAAGGACAGTTATAGGCTGCCGCTTCTCGTCGCTGTGCAAAAAAATAGAGGTCGCGCACAGGATTTGGAATGCGAAGAGGAGCAGTTAGTTTTGGAAGTCCTACTGTGTCAAAGGGCTCAAAACTGTAATGTTGAACAACAGGATATTGAATATCTGAAATACGAAATAAGTTGGCTTCCACTTTGTCCAAATAAATATACTCTGCCATAACATAAGTATCTCCCAAAAAGAGTTCATTCGGCATTTGAACTCCTGCGATTCGGCTGACTTTCAATGCCTGTGTGGGATTGCCATTCAATCCAAAGACATTTGTGCCCCCTGCATCAAGTTTGTAGAAAGGACTTCCTTGAAGGGGGAAATAGGCATCTCCTCCTGCAGGATTGGAAGGATTTGGAATCGTTTGTTGTGCAGAACTAACATACAACGAGTTCAAAGGAGAAAAGCGGATAAGAAGACGAACAAGATCAGCACCAAGAGCATCAATCGGTAAACAAGTTCCTGGATCTCCATTCGAAAACCAAAACGGTAAGGGTGTCACAGCGACCGTAGGATCTGTATCAGAACCATACGTTGTAGGTGTAAAGCCATTGTCTTGTCGCTTCAAGATCCGATTCATCGCTGTCGTTTTCTCAAGAGGTGTTCCAAACTCATCCAAGACTTCTAAAAGTCGTGCATTTAGCGATTCTATTCGTGAACCACCTATTTCCACAGTAGCTTCTTGAATTAAAGCATGCCCTAAACTATTTGTCCACCCAAAGCGAGGTCCTGCAAAGGTTGCTCCTGCTGCCGTCATCGCTTGACGCTGAACAGTATTAATGTTTGGCATAGTTGTTACAAGATATAAGCGTGAAACAAGATGTCCTTGACGTGGGATTGTTAGAGATGCTTGGGCGCCCAACAAGGGACGTGTATCAAAATCAAGGCGAACCCATTGTGTCGTAAATCGTCCTGCTTTCACAAACGCTTTCTGAAAATATTTGAGTGACGGTTGATCCGCGGGCGGTAGAAGTCGTTCATCTTGAATGCCAGTATGAACGATTTTTAGTAAGGACGCTACCATTCTTTTTGGATGGGAGAAAGAAGGATTTAGATTGTTCCCTCGCCTAAACTCGATCTGCTTTCCAAAGAAAGAGTGATGCCGTGGGATTTTGACTCCATTGTTCGAGATTGTCCACCTCCTAAAATCAATCAATATCAAAGTCTATTGGTTCGAGCCAATATGATAGGACCTCTTCCTACAACTGAAAAAAAAGCAGTTCTTGTGGAAGAAAATGATCTTGAAGCTGTCTTATTCAAAGCGTTTGAAGAGACATTTGATAGATTTGATGTATCCTATTTTGAAACACGCTTCAAACGATTCAAAGCGACTGTGGGAGATGCACCTTCCTATCGCATCTATTTTCCAGGGGTGAATCTTCATGTGAGCAATGGAGAATCCAATCTGTATATTGCACATTTTCGTGTTGCCAAGCGAAATCCTGTTGGATATGATGCTGCTTAATCCTGGAACATCTTGTTGGCGATACCATTCTGGAAGCGGAGCCAGTTGATCCCAAGACAAAACACCTTCACTTCCCAGTCTTTTTCAAAGGTTCCTCCTGGAGGGCGCACATCCAAAATCAAGCGTAAACTTTGAAGACGACTTGCATTTATACTTCCTGAAGGTTGGTGAATATCTCCAGGACGACGGGCAAAACTATATCCATAGACAAAGTTATTGTAGCCTACAATACCTCCACGATGAGCAAAACCAATCTGTTGACGGAAATATTGTTCTTCTGCTCCAATGAGGTCAATCCCATTGGCTTGAACCTTAGCATAGACCATCATGCTTTGGCGAGGATTGTAGATAGGATCATATTCACGTTCAATCACAGAACTAAAGTTTGTCCATTCATTATTTTGCGCTGTTGCTTTGCGACGGATAAACCACACGATTTCCTCCAAAGGATGATTCGCTTCCAAGGGTAACTGAATGCGAATTAGATTATCGGGTGTCGTTTTTACGATAGCATATTTTAGCGGTTCTGTAAATGAAAAGGTTTGCACTTCTCTATGCATGACTTCAAAGGGCTGACGAATCATGGCTGCACGAACTCGTCCATCTAAGAGAGCACCATAGGTTACTAATCGCACTGTATCAAACATAGGTTCAGAAACTGTCGTTTCCAGGTTTAGGATCTGATCGAATGGAAAACTGCGGTCATAGACTTGAATGGTTGTGTTCAGAGGAACAGAGTCACAGGAATCACGATACCCGCGAGCTTGTCTCACAACTTCTGATAAGGGGCGAAATGTAATATGAAGACGAGCTGTCCCTTCACTGCAAGCCACAAGAGGCAAATATTCACGAAGACGTGTGCGCATGAAAAAAAAAGGAAGGTTGCAGTGAATGTATCCGTCCTCGGTGGGATACACTGCCCGTTGCGGCCAGTTACGCAACCTATCCATCGAAACACGACCATACATATCGAGCCCAGTTGATACTTGGGAATTTAAATCAGGAAAAAGAGCTGAAAAAACAGTGGTAAAATCACCATCAAACTGTTCAATGGTATCACCCCCGATTTCGAGTTCGGCTTTGGCAATAAGGGCTGTGCCGAGAGAGTTGGCGTAAAACCAGGCAGTGGCTGGATCCACATATTCATACACGGAGTTCTGAAGCTGAAGTTGTGCTGTCTTGTTCAACCAATGTGCAAGTTTCACTTGGAGCACAGCTGCAAAGACAAGATCTCCTGAGGTTTGCGTAGTCAAATCAAAACTAATGCGCTGTCCGAAGGTGGCAGGACCCCGATAAGGAAACTCTTGCACGCAAGGCACAAAGGGTGTATAGCGGCGGTCTTTGTTGCGGCTAAACCAACTGACCTCAGGTTGTATAGGAAAAAAATAGGTATCTTGGTCATCACGATCCGTAAGGTCCAAGAGAGTTGTAATATCACCACGTGGGCGTTCCATTGTTAGGATATGAGAAAGATTCTTTAGTTAGCATACATAAGAGTCCCCCGATTGTTTTCCGCAACAAAGACTGCCCATGTCTCCACAATAACCCGTAGTTCGGATCGTTTTTGACCCGTCACTATATCTGTAAGTTCCATAAACAATGTTGGGCGATCTGCTGTTGTCATGTTGATTGTTCCATCTGGTTGTCGGCTGGCAGTTGGTGCCCTGGATCCTTTTTTATCTCCAAGACCGAAGTTCATTGTTGCCAGATTCATACCCGAATCCCGTTCTTCTTTCGCATGATTCACAAGGTCTTTCCAAACTAAGGATGTCCAAAGAGACTCACGATCCCTTCCAGCAATCAAGAGTTTCAGTTGTGAATAATATTCGCCTCCGCTGATGTCAGAAGAAATCTTCCAGAGTTGATTGGCTCGCATATCTT